TCTTTTTTGCTAATCTATCCTTACCTTTCTTAAATAAATAAAAAAGCACTATTGTTAATAATAGCACTAATACAATTGAGTTAATATTTAATATTATGAAATCAAACATGTTACTTTATCCCCTTTATGGCCTTAATGACTTGTAATGCTAAAGCCATACTTTCTGCTCTTGTGATGTTATCATTAAATCTTTCTTCATGTATAACCACTCCGTGTGATTCTAACTCTCTTTTTATTACTGCTCCCCAATGTTCTGACACCTTATTACCTCCATTATATTTAATTCCAAGATAACCTAAGATTCCTTTTGATATTGCTATAGCTAAATCGTTTTGTCTATTTCTTAGTATATTAGCATCTTCAACATTATCTATAAAAGCTGTTTCTACTAATGTGGCGACCATTGTTGTTTGTCTTAACACTGCAAAATTAGCTGTTTTAGTTCCTCTATTTAGAGTATATACCTTATCGGCAATTATACTGTTTTGGATAGAACCTGCTAGTTTAGCACCTGTTGTACTTCCTGGATAACTATATGTCTCTACTCCTTTAGCACTTCCATTAAAAGAATTGCAATGGATTGAAATAAATATATCAGTATTTAGATTATTGGCCATTCTAGCTCTGTCTGACAGCTCTACGTACTTATCTGTAGTTCTAGAATAATATACATCTACTCCGTGATTTTTAAGTATTTGACCTACCTTTAATGTTACTGATAAGGCTATGTCTTTTTCCTGTAGTCCTTGTCCCACTGCTCCAGGATCTTTACCGCCATGTCCTGGATCTAGGAATACTTTTGCCATGAACAAAACCTCCTTATAAAAAATAAAAAGCCCTCATAATCCATATACGAGTGCTTTAAGCTATCTTTAAGTTACTAATGAAATATCTTTTTCTTTATTTCTCTAACATCTTCTTTTACATCTTCAACTATGTTGAATTTCTCAGATAATTCTTTTATTATGTCTTGGTAATTTTCTTCTCTTTTACTGTTTTCTCTTAGTACATAAAATAACATAAATACGAATAATACTGCCCATAATCCCTGACTTAATGCTACTTTTATAATTTGTTGTTCCATCTCACACCTCATTTCTTAAAATAAAAAAAGACCCTCTTTGGTCTTACGTTTTAATAAAATATTCTAGTTTACTTGCTGTGCTAAATACTTAGCAACTTCTACTCTGTAAGCTTCTGGTACTACATCTTTTTCAGAACCTTGTACCTCTTCTAAGTTATAAAGATTTCCTTTCACTAGAATTCCATAAACAGGAATCATATAATCATAAATTGTATTCATATCATTTCCTCCTTCATAAGTTTTAGCTATTGCATAAGATAAGTGCAAGTCTTCCTTTCTGATATCTGCACTTGTGATATCAACTGAATTAATAATAGGTACTTTTTTATAACGTGGTATTATAATTTCTTGTATTATTTTATTAAGCAACTCTTCTGCTCTTTCCCTTGTGTAAATAGAACCACCTTGCTCATAGTCAATATCTTGTTGCATTTTAAATCCGTCATCACATTCGATATATATAACAAAAATATCTTTCACCTGCTTAATTTCACTTTTCATTCCTTGCATGCTATTCACATCCCTAAATGTTAAGTTTCCAAAATCGTGTTCGAGTACTACCCTGTACATTGCTATCCATCGCCGTGATAACCATACAATAACAAGCTGAATTTGTTCTATCAAAGCTGAATTTGCCTATAGGGGTCAACTCTTTATAGGTTTTTGAAGTAGTATCCATTAAAACTCGCGTTCTGATGCTTGTATCACCGTTGAATGATGAAGAAGATACTGTAAAACATAGTTTTTTTGAAGTTTGGTCTACATCAACAATTCTTACCACCGTACCATTTGATGAGATAAGACCATGAGGCCAATTAAGTACATCGCTTGCATTTGGTTTTTCAAGCTTATCTTTTACTAAACGATATGCATGTATACCACCCTGCCTGTCACTACTGTTAAAATAAAAATGCATAGTTGGGAAGTAGCTTACTGAAACATAACTTGGCAAACATAATACTGCCGATAACCGAGTAGCAATATAAGGGCCAAAATCAAAAGAAATTAAATCAGAGTACTTCCTAATAATATCACGTTCACTAAGACTAAATATGTAGCATGCAACGTGATGATTCCTATTAGTATAATCAGCATCATTTATTGCAACAGCAACAAATACTTCATCAGAAGAAACATAATGAGGCTGTATTATCTTTACTGAATATCTATTAGTGCTATATCGTGTGACAGGAATAGGAGTAGAGTATGTCTTTACCCAAGCATTATCCTTATTTAATCTATATATATCTATTGTATAAGCACTCAAGTCAATTCCAACTAATATTATATATCCAGACTGAGTTATATATCCCGCTACAATATGATTTCCTGATCCTGTATCAAGTACAGCATCATCCCCATTCCCATAAAATGGTGCAGGAAGTATACTTACCTCCCCAAAAGAGCCACTTGATAAAGTGAACCTACACAATGATTTCTGACTACTAGATAACAAATATGCACGATCATTATGAATCCCAATACAAACATAGTTGTGCGATAACCCTTCTTCGTACAAATTAGGTAATTCGAATTGCAATGCTTGCTCTCGCATCTGCTCTATCGTCTTCCCTTGTAACAAATCAGCATCAAGTCCCGATCCTTTTCCATCCACCGTCTTAACCTTGTTAAGTATATCAGAAGCGGTATATTTAGAAGCATCTAACTTGTTATTCCATAATGTCTTATCCGATTGAGTGACATGTATATTACTATTGTTAACATGGTCATTTACTACTTTTTCAGTTATGTCCGTAGCCTTTTTGTTTAGTTCTTCATCTATTTTAGTGAAGTTGTCATTTAAATCTTGAACATTAACATAGTCAGTCTGTTCAGGTAGTTTTAACTTTAAATTAGTAGTTTCTTTCATTTTCATTCACCACTTTCTAGATTTAGTGTTCTAGCTTGTTCCCAAGTTTTTGTAGTTAAGTCATTCCATATTAAGCTTGCATCTTTCATCATTCCCCATGTGATAAATCTAAATTTGAAATTATAGCCTAAATGAGCAGGAATTATTTCATTTATCATATTTTCAAAAGATTTCATATTCTTTGGTATTCCTATAGTTCCTATAAAATGTATTTCAATATAATATTTATTAGAATGTTCTATTATCTCAACTTGTCCGCCACTAAAAGCTTCTGCCGTATCTTTTATCATTTGTTTTGTTGCGGTGCCTGCTCCTCTAAGCTTAGCTTTAATTATCTCTCTTCTTTCTTCATAAGATAAACTTGAATTACTTTGTAATCCTAGTTCTTTTTCATAGACACTTAGTCCCCATGTTGCAGTATCTATAAAAAATTGCTTATATATATCTTCAATATAATAAGCAATCATTCCAAATTCTTTAGCTATACCATTTTGCAACTGGGTCATATATTTAGAGTTCAAATAATCTTTATGTGTATACTTCATTAAATTTGGTATAAATTCATTAATTTTCTGTGATTCTACCATTACATCACCGCCAGATTAACAGAATTTATAATTGGAACTTCTTCTTCTCCAAGTACGATACTTTCCATTTTATTGTTTAATTTTAAATCTTTATAATCCAATACTCCTTCTATATTAAAAAGAATATTTCCTATAGCTGCATAACTAATATAGTTATCTTTCAACGCTACATCCTTTCTATAGCTCTCCACCTTTTCTTTGAATTTATTTAATACATCATTCAATTGATATCCTTGTGATAATGTTACTATTGAGTCTATATCTATACTCTGAGGAGTAGCACTTGTTACTGTTATTGTAGCTCCTATAGGCCTTACATCTTCTATATAATTAAACACTCTTTGAATAAGTTCATCATCTGCTACCATTTTATTTTGATTTACTATAACTATTTTTACTGTGCCATTTCCATTCCAAAGTGGTATAATCTTTACTTCCCCTACTCCTATTACTTCTTTAGCCCAGTTTGCATAATGATGTCTATTACCACTAGTTGCTGGAGTCCTAACTTTTGCATAATATCTTTCTAATAGACTTTTATCACTTTCAGCATCATAACCATTTGTGACAGGATCAGGATTATTTACCGAACTTAACCCAGGTATAGAAATGGGAAAGAAGTTTATAGCACCGGTAGGAACATTACCTACTGTTCCAAACCTTTCGCATTCAATGTTGACATTTGTGTATCCTTCTTCTCCTATAGTCTTATTTTCAAGAGAAATAAAGTTAACAGAGTTGCTTCCTACAATATCCCCTTTTCTTATTTCTGCCCCTACACTTCCATGTATAACTACATTTGTAGTCGCTTTTGTTGCAGGTTTTCTTTCTATTCCTGTTCGTTCTTTTATCCTTTGTTCTAGTTCTGCCCCTTCTAAACTATCTATATCTAGTTTATTTGCAATATAGTCAAGATTTATATATGTCTGTGCTAGTTCTATAGAAGTAGGACTTATTGCATCATGAGTCAATGTACCTTCAATCTTACTCATACTATTATCTATGCGATCTAATATTCTCTGTTTTATGGCTTCTTCTGTTTGATTCTCAAACAACGATATCCACCTCCCCATATATAGTTTGAATAGTAAGTTCTATATATAATTTATCTTCTTCAAATTTAACTACAATATCACTTACTCCTTTTATATATGGATTTATACTAAGTGCTTCTTGTATATATCTTTTAGCTTCGCTCTCTTGTGCTTTCTTTGAAAATGTACTTCCAATTATATTATCTAGCTCATGCCCATAGTCCCAACTATATCCTAAATATCTATATCTCTCTGTTTTCAAAGTCTTATATATCCATACTTTTAAAGCTTCATTACCTTCTAATTCTTTAAGTTTTCCATCTGAAATTAATGGTATATTTTTCTCAAAATCCCATGCATACTCACGAAATAATGGAAGTTCTTGACTTTTAGTAACTATTTCTGTTGGTGGCTCAATGAAAGGAAATATACTCATCTATTTATCACCCTAGCTAAAATAGTAAAAGTCTGCATATCCGACATTAAGGCTACAACAACACGATCCCCTACAAGTAATGGTTTTTCTTTTTCTATATGATCTCCTATTAAAATATTGCTACTATCTATTTCTAGCCCTAAAACTTTTATTTTTAACGGACTTGATGATGTAACTGTAGCTAAATTTATAGGTTTAATATTGTTAACATCTGCTTGTTCTCTCATTATGCTTAATATTTCTGAATATGGGTTATTTCTCATCTTTGTCCTCCTTTTCATCCATAATATTTTCAAAGTTTAAACCTAAACTCATAGTGTGTTGTCCGTTTTCAAAAGTATGTGTATCATTGTCAATATAAAAAAGCCCAACTAACCCAGTTGAACTATCTCTAATCTTAACAGCATTTCCTGCCATACAATCCATATATCCTAGTGCCTCAACACTAGCTTCTCTTTCTATATCATTTAGCATATTTTTAGCTACTATATTAGGATCTTTTTCATCTTCTTTTTGATATATTTCTTGCAAGAGTCCATAATTTTTTATCCATTCAGTATTACTAGAGTAGTTTATAACATTTCCTTTATCATCAGTTATAACAATTTGATTTATCATGTTTTCTATTGACTCTGAATACTGAGAACTCATGATATCTTCTCTACTATCTAACTCCTTCTTTGCAACAATAGTTCCTTTTTCTATAACATCTAGCTTTCCTTTATTTATTCTAGGCATGTATTTTTTACCGTTTTGTTTTGAAGCATTAGTATAAGCCATCATTATTGTTTCATATCCTGTTTGCTGTAATGCTAGAAGATTTTGATTTATTCTAGTTGGTGCTATATTACCTGGAATTACTCCCAGATGATTACATACCGATCTTGTTATATCTTCTGCTGTAATGTTCTTATAGCTCTTAGACATTTTAGATTTTGTTAAATATACTAAAGGGTCATATGCCACTAAAGTTTTACTTTGATTATCTTTACTTTGATTAAAAATATATCCCCAAAATACCTCTTGCCCATTATCGTCTAACATTTGTAAAACTTCTATAACTCCTAGTCCAAAGTTCACTTTAGGAAAAAAGAAATCAGTTGATGAGACTGGTATTGTTATTTCTAGTTTTCTAGATACTTGCTTTATATCTCCTGTCCATGTAATTCTTTCTACTATTTCTGTAATGTCTTTTTGTTCATTCGTATTCCCGTATATTATTCTCACCTAAACCACCAACCTTGTTCCTATAGCTAACTTTTTAGGATCTTTGATGTTATTCTTTTGAGCTATTATATTCCACTTACTACCATCACCATATATTGTTTTAGATATTGCCCAGAGAGTATCTCCTTTTTTAACTGTATATTGTTTGGGAATTTCCTTTTCTACAGTTCTAGTTACTGTAGTTTGAACTGTACTTGTTGAATTCGAGGTATTAGTATTAATAAACCTATATTCTTTGAACTCTAAGGTAAAATACACATCTCCTGTTCCATCTCTTTCTCCATAAGTAAAGTTTTCTATGGTTACTGGTATATTTATATCTGTATCAGTTATTATTAACCTACAAGGCTTTCCTGATGATTTAAACATTTTTATAGTTTTAATAAATTCATATGGTTTTATAATTGGTGCATACTGACAAAAAGAATACAGTTGATTAGGCCAAAAACTAGATATTGATATAGTTGATAAATTCCTATTTCCTATTAAGTTTATTTCTCCTATTTCGTTAATATTGACAGTTGTATTATTTAATCCTTCGCTTATTTCAAACTCAGAAGGAGGAATAGGAAGTTGTAGTTTGTGTTCTTTATTATTAAAAGTTATCCAAAATTCCATATACATCCCCCTTATGCCATATTGAAGCTAGTTTCTTTTATCTTAGATACTAATTCATTTGCTATTTTGTCTATATCTGCTTCTTCTCTAACTACTATTTGATCTGCTAACTTAGCGATATTCACATTTCCAGTTCCTTTATTTCTATTTTCTCTTGCAGGTACAACTGCTTCTCCTTTATGAAGTAATGCCGGATAATTATCGCGAGGTACATTTCTTATTCCTGTAGATTTCTTCTTAGTTTTATTAGACGTAGATGATTTTCCGCTTCCACCTCCGCCACCAAAGAAGTTTCTTACTTTATCTATTCCACTACTTAAAAAGTCTCCAACTCCACTAACAACATCTCCTAATAGTTTAGAAAGTTTAGTTAATATTGGTCCAACTGTGTCCCAAGCACTACTTACTACTTCTGCTATTTTTCCAAATACAGTTTGAAATACTTCTCCTAGTTTAGTACATGCATCCCATATTAAATCGAATATAGGATTTAATATATTCCAGGCTGCTTCTATTGCTGTCGTTATTATATCCCATGCCAGTGAAAAAACAGGGCCTAGCCTGCTTACTGCATCTATTATAAATTCTATTTTAGGAGCTAACCACTCTAATACAGTAGCTAATGCACTTTTAATAACTGGCATTTGCTCAGCTAACCAACTAAAGAAGGGCTGTAATATATTATTCCAAAGTTTTTGTAATAAAGGTGTTATAAGCTCTATAAATTGTTGTAGTAATGGTGCTGCATTTTCAACCAAAGAGTTAAATAAAGTTCCAAATGTTTCTTTCATACTTTCCCATACTGGTGCCATTTGCTCTCCTAACGATCTTAGGGTATCAAAAACAGGGGTTATTACAGGTAGCAGATTTTGACCTATTTCAGTTAATTTATTTAATCCATTTGCTATTCCAGAACTCAGTTTTTCTCCTATTTCTGCTCCGTTTGTTTCTAAGTAACTAGCTACATTTTCAAGTTGAGGTTTTATCTTTTCTAGCAATTGAGCACCTACATTCTTATTCATAGTTTCAATTTGTCCTTGTATAGTAGACCATAGCCCTGCTCCTGAACTAGCAAATTTCTCAGCTCCACCTGAGAACATTTCCATTATACCTATACCCTTGTTATTTTTAAGCTTAAATAAGTCTCCCTTTACTTTATCAAGATCTTCTTTAGAAGCTTTAAAAGAAAATTCTTTAAGTCTTTCCATTTCTCCCATATCTGCATCTGCTAAAGCTTCCATAGCATCTATTATAGTCTTTCCAGGAGTAAGTGCAGCCATATCCTCCGAAAGCTTAACCAATTCCTTAGCCTTTTTTAGATCTCCACCAGCAACACCAACTGCCCTAGATCCTGCTGTCATGACCTCATTCGTTGTGAAAGGTGTTTGATTTGCATTCTTTTCTAACCACTTTACATATTCACTTGTTTTCTTCTGTACTTCTTTGATGTTCATTTTAGGATTATTCACACTAACAAAATGCTCCATTGATATGTTTTGTTGCTCAAACATTGCTGCATCCTTTATTCCTTTAGCTAATGCTAATCCTATAGCTGCACCAACTGCAGCCGCAATTTTTACTAATCCTTTTATAGCACTTCCTATTTTAGATATAACTCCACTAGCCATATCCTTGCCTTTTATAACTACTTTTTTTATTCCTTCTATACTCTTTAACTTACTTTTTATTTTTTCTATCTTTCCACTAATCTTATCTTTTATATCTAATGTTTTAGACTTTAGTTTGTCAAAACGTTTTGAGATAAACTTTGCTTTAGCCTCTATCTTTTCTAATTTTCTGCTTATATTATCTTTTATTTTAGTAACTATAGTTATAGGCTTTTTAGATAAGCTTTTAACTTTACCTTTAATTTTATCTATTTTTTCAGAGATTTTATCTTGTATGTGAGCTTTCATAAGCAAGGGCTTAATAAACTTTCTTTTGAGTCCTTGAAATTTCTTTTCAAGCCTTTCAACCTCTTTATCAACCCTTTCACTTTTTAACTTAATTCTCATCTCTTTTTCTATCTTCTTTTGTTTTTCCAGTTCTTTTACCTTTTTATTTACTTCATCAGCTTTCTTTTGAAACTTATTAAGCTTTTCAATCTGTATATCTATAGACTTACTAAAATTATCTTTAAGTGATAACTTAGCTCTTAATTCTTTTTCTTTAGCCATTCTGTCACCACCTTATAAAACTTGAGGACACACAAACCCATTCTTAGTTCTTTCTTGTATTTCTTCAATTTCTAGCTCATAAAAAGCTCTTATTACTATCTTTTCTTCCTCTCTCATATTATAAAAGAGTGATGGCCTTACTCCTTTTCTAGTCCAGTAATAATACATCATTTCAGTAAGACCATCACTCTTAACTAGTTTTTTATTTCTTCAATAGTATCCTCATCATATCCCGATAATTCCTTTATTGCTTCATAAATACTTTCCTGTTCACCTGGTAAAAATAACTTATCAATTAAGTCATGAGAATTTGTAGCCCCAAAGTGTTTTTGAAGCTCCTTATCTAATAAATTAAGATCAGATATTCCTTTGATTAGAGTTAGTTTTTTATTTAATTCTGTATCAAAGTCTATTTTGTTTTTCTTTCCTATTTTGAAAGCTTTATCATTTATATCTTTTTCCTCGCTAGGTGTAAGTGCTTGCACAGTTATGATAACTTCTTTTCCTGCTAATTCAGATAGTCTTTTAGCCTTTACTTTTTTTGTAGGTCTTACTAATTTACTTTTATCTATTTCTAATAATGCTTTTATTAAATCACTCATTATATTACCTCCAATATTTATAAAAATTTATTCTATGCAGGGTCTACTGTATCTAAGTATTCCCAATCCATAAATGTAAAAGGACATTCTATTTCTCCCCTTGCGTTAGCCTCCCAGTTAGCCAAAGTAAGATCATCGAATGTTATCCCTTTTATAAGAACTCTTTCAGCGCCATAACTTGCAGGGTCGTTTAATTCGCTTAGTATCTCGATTTCTGGATTATATCCTGTTTTTAATGCATCACTTAATTTCTTAGCCATTCGTGAATTTACTTTATGAAACCTTATCGTACCAGTTCCAGAAGCCCCCATCATTTTATGCCCCTGCATTATCCTTCCACATATAGGTACTTCTTCTTTATTTATCTCTATCCTAGCTTCTAATCCAAAACATTCTTCTGCATACTCTCCATCCATCCATACACTTCCAAATGTTCCTGAGACAACTCTATTAGGATTTAACGTCATATTCTACACCTCCATAAATTAAATAAAGATGTCTATATTGACATCCTCTATTGCATCTAATGCTTTTATATTTAGTTTTAAGAAAACTACATCACCTGTATTAGCTTCTTTGATTTCTTGTTCAGATAAGCTTTCGTATTCTTCTTCTCTCATTTTAGTTTTTAAATACATCTTTTGAGCTACTAAATCTATTTCGCATTTATTTTTACCTGGATCTAATATGCCATTCTGTTCTAATACTTCCAGATAAGTATTTATTGCAGTAACTAATAATAATTTATTTATATAACTGTTCTGAACCTTACCAACATACTCATCTTCTATAGTTTTCTTTATATCAGTATAGATTTTATCGTATATTCTAACTAGTTTAATCTTTTTCCATTCTTCACTTTTATTTTCTGTTGTAGTAGTTAATGATGTTACTCCCCTAGCTATCTTTGTTTTTTCTCCATCATGATATAGTATAAACTCACCATTTTTTATTTTAGTATCAGTTTGTTCTTTAGTTGATTTAGGAATACTTATAACTTCCTTTAAGACTTGAAAAGTTGGTGCTATCGTTAAAGGTAATCCTGCTATAAGCCCAGCTATTCTACTGGAGTATTGACTTGATGTATATAAATCATCTACTGTTTCAATTTCTTCTGTTGTAAAGTTTATAACTCCTTCATGATCTGCATTAGTTTTTAATACTGCTAATATCTTTCTATTCTTCTTATCTCTCATGTCTTTAACCCAAGTTGACAAAATACTCATATCACTGTCTAACGCTCCTGGAACTGCTAATACATTAAAATCTATAGTTTCAAGATAATTTAGCCCTTCTAAATAGCTTTCTAGAGTGTCAGAAATAACTACAACTTTGACTTTTTTAGGACCTCCTAATAGTGCTTTTTGTATATAGTCTTTATTTATATCGCTTAAACTTTCAGGAACATCTGATGATAATTGAATACTATATTCTGTAACTTTCTCTACATTGTCTTTCAAAAGTAAGGCTAATATTCCAACATCTCCTTGTTGAATTGTTTTTAATGCTTTACTCTTAAATGTGATATTTACTTGTGGTAAACCCATCTCTTCACCTCTATTCAAAATTAACTTCTTTGATTGTCTTTCTTTCTTCATAATCCTTAATCTTTTTATAGTAGTCTAGAGTTATTGAGTAAGTTAATATACTTCCTAAACTATCAAACGCAATATTGCTTTCTGATTCCAAAATGCTTATTTTCTCTCCTGCAACTTCTAAATAATCTATAAACAATTCTTCTAATTCATCTTTTTTATTTAAGCACTCTAAAGTATCAGTGCTATCATTTAAATACTGTATATTTATCATAGCTACATTATTGTTATACGTAAAACTTGATCGTGTTGATGTTATAGGTAATAATTGAACAAAGAAACAGGGCTGTATAATGCCCTGTTTTTGTTTTTCATCATATATATTTATATTTGAGTATTTATTGGCTAATTTATTTACTACGCTGTCTCTTATGTCTGCTAATTTCAATTTATCACCTACCAATCTATACTATTCCAAATCTTTTCTAAATGTTTAGGTAGTTCCCTTTCTATTTCTGCTAAACTTATTTTAAGCATAAAAACTCCAGGAACAAAAGCTATAGATCCTTTACTTTTATACTTTGGATTTTTTGAAGTACCTAATCTAGTTCTATGGCCATATTCAACATGAGGTCCATAGTGTAGTGGATTATATATCTCTACATAAAAATCTTCTCCATTTCTAACTACATTTCCAACTTCCCAACTACGCCTTAAGTCCCCTCCTGTTTGTCCATTTGAATATTGACCTACTGGTGTTTTCTTTTTTACTTTCCTTAACATTCTGTTTCCTATCTCTAAAATAAACTGTTCTATTTTTTTAGGAAAGTTTACTTTTATTTTTTCTAAGTTTTTTATGCACATATCTAATCCTTCTATTTCAAAACCCATTATGCTATACCTTCCTTTATCAAGGGAATTTCAGCGTGACTAGAATAATAAAAAGGTTCTCCAGCTTTAAATTTATCTTCTCTATTATTTTGATATGTTACTTCTATCTTATCCCCTAACTTAATATCTATGTCGGGTCTTATAAATAAACATAGCTCATATCTAGCTTGATTTGTTGTATCTGTTTGGATTATAGTTCCTGTACTTTTTTTAGATACTGCACATTTTATATTTTCATATACAGGATATTCCCCTGTTGCTGTAGCTCCATTAGGTTTCTTATAAGGTCCATATCTCTTTATAGTGCATTTATCCCAATAAGTTGTTTCTAATATACTAACTTCATCTATTTGAGATAATAGGTTATCAATAAAACTCATATTACCACCTCAGCTTTCTAAAAGAATAAAGCTCCTTTCTTTCTTCATCAGTAAGTTCTATCAATTCATCTGTATTCTTGCCTTCTATTGTTCCTAATTGTATATCTGTATCCCCTCTTTTTATGGACTTTACTCCAACTACAGATGAAATAAGTGTATTTCCTATGTCCACTTTCATTATTTTTATTACTTTATTCTCTACAAATGTTTCTAGCTCCTTAGGTAGTTCTTTTAAATTACAGAAAGTAAGTATCTTCTGGACGATTCCTTTTATATAATACTCTATTTTACTATCTAAAGAATCATCCTCTATGCCTAAAATCATTTTTATGTTTTCTAACATTATCTATCACCCTACTATGCTATTTTAAAGTTATGTTTTACAATTCTTACCGCTTTTGGTTCATAAACTCTTTCCCAATTGGTTCCTGTTTGTATTTCGGCATTTGTAGGGAATATATCTAATGCTTTCTTTTCAGTCCATTTTACTCCTCTTGGATGAAGAATGAATATTTTCCTATTGATTAAGAAATCTTCTCCTGAAGAAGCCATTTTATTTCTGTCCACTTCTGTTTCGATGATATTAGGATGTGATCCATTTCCTAAAGCTATTGCACCACTACCGAATAGATACATTGTTCCTATCTTATTTGCCGTATCGTAAGGTATTCCATCATCAACTATTACTCTTTTATTCATAAAGTATGGAATTCTTGTAGATTGGCCTGCCTCTTGAACATAATCTATTAACTGTCTTTTTGCTAAATAAGCTTCAACCGCTGAATTCATTAGAACTCCTGTAAGCAAGTCCTTTGCATCACCCATTAATTGATTGGCATCTATAAAAGATTCTCCTGTTAATAATGAAGCATTACCCTCTAATGTTGATATATCATGTACTTTATCTTTCATCGTTGTTGATGCGAATACTCCTTCTAGTGTTGCTATAGTAATCTTTTGCATTTCTCTAGCCCAATATGAAGCAACTAAAGAAGCTATAGCCCCCATAGGATCATCCCCACTTAATAAGGCAGAAAGTCCATTAGCTCCCCAAGCTTTAGCTCTACCATGTTTTCTAGCCACATCTTTATTTGAGCCGATTTTGCTTGGTGTCAAATCTCCAGTATCCATCATTACTTCCGAATCACCCGTAAGATCATTCCAAAAAGGCATGTTTACAAGGGTATTAGGTCCACTTGCTAAACTATCAAACTCAGAATCGTTTTGTATTATGCCTGATTGGTATAATGCTGATAACTCCATTGTTTTTTGAATTACATAAGGGTTAAATACTTCTGGTTGTATCACATCTGATATTCTAGTTGTCATTCTTTACACTCTCCTTAAAATTATTTTGCTTGCATTAATTTTTTTGCAAGCTCTGGATCTTCTTTTAAAATTCTTCCTTGCTCAGTCAGATTGAATGTTTCTTTCTTCCAAGGATTGTTTTTGTATTCTGGATTAACTGGATTAGTTTCCTTATTAGGTTCTCTACCTTTTAAGGTATCCTCGCCAAATAAATAAGACTCTTGTTCCTTGAGAGTCTTTAATTGTTCCTCTAATCCTATTAAATTGTCTCCATCTAGACTAACCTTATCTAAGTCCAATAGAGCCTTTACTGCCTTGATATTTCTAGCTTGTTGATCTTTTAAATATAGCTCTATAGATGTTTCTTTTCTTAGTGCTTGTATTTTTGACTCATACTCTTCTTTTGTGTTTTTGTTCAATTGCTCTAATTCGTTTATCTTTGATGTAAGTTCTTCGTTACCTACTGCTTTTATTTTCAATTCTTCTAGTTGCATATCTCTTTCATCTAGCTGAGTCTTTAAATCTTTGTTTTGTTCATTCAAACTATTAAACTTATCTTTAGGGATAAAGTATTTTGGTAGTTCTGATTTAATAGAACCAACTATATCGTCAATATTCTCTATCCCTGTATCTGTTAATATTTGTTTCAACCATTCCATAATTTGTTACCTCCATAGATTTTTTATAGTCACTCTCTGACTCGTGAGTTTCTTTGTTCTTTATGCTCTACAAACTTGTAAAAAGAGCATAATAAAAGCACCTACTAATGTAAGTGCTTGTAAATCTTATCTATATTTTTCGTCAACTATTATATACATATAGTTAATTTCGTCAGACTCTTGATTTACAGTGCCTATAGTTACTGTATATAATCCTCCTAAGTATTCCCATGCTCTAACTAAAGAAGTCTCTGAATAAATTGACCCTGTTGGCAATCCCAATCTTTTAAGAAACTTCTTAGAATCTTTCTTGATATCCATTTTTTCTTGTGGTGTTATGGCAATTCTTGCTGCTTTATTTTCTATAAAAAATACTTCTACCTCAAACTCATCTTTCTTATATACATTTTCAAAGCAACCATCTTCTATATATTCTTCTGTGCCATAATATTTCCATCTTGCTTTCTCGTTTGAAATAGGCTCCCCTAATACTTTGTTTACTTCCTCTACATTCTCTTCTTTAAGTTCAGCAACATTAAAAGAAACTGGAATACTATCTTCCTTCTTCTTTTGTTTCTTCTTTTGATTAACCACTTGCTTAACTTCTTCTTTTTTAGGCCTTTCTGGTTCATATCCAAATAGTTTTAGTATACTGCCAAATGCTATTAATCCTAAGAAAAAATAAAGACCTATTTTAACTTTTTTACTCATATATGTATAGCCTCCCTTATAATTCTATTAAGTTTGATTATACATTAATTATTCAATTATATTCAAATGCTATTTACTTTACATATTCCTTATACCATTCTTCATATGTCATTGATGCTGGTACATGATAATTCTTTCCTGCTTTATTTTTAGCTATTCTAGTTCCTTCGTCATCTTCAAAGTAAGGTACTGTAGTAGTTCTGCAATTAACGTGAAACGGTGGGTAATTAACCCCTATAACTCTATCTTTAAGCCTATGTACTCTCCCATCTTGCTTTCTGCATATATCTGATGTCCTAGTATCTAGTGTAGCCAATATTTCATATCTATCTACATTAGTTTCTTCATATGCTTTAGCGCTCATTTCTTCGTGAATATGCGCTGTTTCTGTTTGAACTAATCCGATAGAGTTCTTTAAACTTACATTCATTCTTCTAGACAAAGAAATAGACACTTCCCTTACATCTTTGCCTTGGATTATTTTTTGTGTAAGTTCTTCTTTTAAGACGTCGATTAAATGATCTCTGTGTTTCCAAATACGTGCGGAAAATTCTTTTCCACTCCAAGGATAGCTAGCCACCTTTTTAACTGTTTCTTTAGATAGTTTTGTGAAAGAAGCTCCTATATTTCTTCTTCTTTTTTGTACTTCAAATATAGTTTTATAGTAACTTTCTAACCCTGTTTCGATAAGAAAGTTAGTCAGTTCATTTTCTTCTAAAGAAAATAATTTAAATATAACTTTTGTTATATCTCCTTTTAGTGCTTCTAGTCTACTTATTCTACTTTTCATTGAAAGAGTGTTAAGTTCTAAGAGTACTTTTTTATCTCCAGTAGATTCTATTTCTTTTATATATTCCTCTAAAGACTTTCTCCATACATTATATTCACTACTATTTAATTGCTTTACTGCCTGGTCATAAGTCATTTTATTGTCTTTTGCAAATCTTCCATAGAAAATAAATATTTTTTCTTCTATCTCTTTCAATGATTTTTTATACTCTCTTGCTAACTTCTTCTCTAATCCTTTAATTTTTTTAAATTGTTGATTACTGAGTTGTTCTCTTCTTTTTTTCCAATAGTCTCTATTATTCATCTATACCATCTTCTTTAGACTTGTTTTCAAACTCATACTCAATGTAGTCGTTTTGCTCTTCTATTTTCTTTAATTCCTTACCTACATCCTCTACCCAAGGATGATTGGCCACTATCGTTTCATCCGATATTATTCCTTTCGATTGTGACGCTATTTCTACATTTTCTCTATCGTTTGTAATCATTGTTTTTCTAAAGGTTACCTGGATAATTGTATTGTCATAACTTTTATTATCTATTATGTTTATATATTCAGTAGCAAACCAAAGAAATCTCTTAATTGCCTTTCTTAGTTTTCTTTCTGCAATTGAAGCCTTCAAGTCTAGTAAAGAGTATAAAAACTTTAAAGCTTCGCCACTTGGACTATTGCCAAATTTATCGGTCTTCATGTTTACTCCTTGACCAAATATAAATATATTTTCTTCTAATCTGTCTAACATTTCTTTTTTAGCTTCTATAGGTATATTAAGCTCTAACTTATCTACTCCACTACCTGGTTCACTATTAACCTTTATAGCCTTATAGTATCTTAAATTATCATGAAATTCTTTTAATTCAGTACCTTCATATCCTTTTAGTATAGTTATTATCTCTTGTATTTCTAGGAGATTATTGTCTAGGTCAGATACATTTCTATCATAACTGTCTATTAATTCTTTATAGTATTTAAGATCGCTGTATCGTGCTTCGTTATTAGGAAACTCTATAAAAGGTACTTTACCCCATCCATAACCTTTATTGTTATAGTAATAATGACTATCTGGATTATTAGACTCAGTATCATCTAATATAAAGTCTCCATTATCTGTTTCTATATAAAAACTAACTGTATCCCTAGTCCACCATTCTACCCTTATTCTTTCTTTTCCGTTTACTTCTACTAAGTAGTATCTTAATACTGCTTCTAAGTTCTCCTGGAGACTTGTATCGTAAATAGGAATTATTTCTTCTGCGGGTATAATTATATATTTAAACTTACCTTCTTCATTGATGTAAGTATGTAACCACTCAGTCCCTTTATTCGAGCTATTTGTGGCTAATTCAGTTAGTACATCGTCCCATTCTTCACCTAATATTAGATTTAATCTTTCTTCATATTCTTTTTTATCAACTTGCAACACCACAGGCTTTCCTACGAGATAAGCTACCTTTTGATCTACTAATAACTTATGCCAATTATGCGGTATTCTACAATTAGCCTTGGTTTCGTCTTCTACCTTTTGCCCATCAGGATAATGATATTTCTTTCTATCCAATATATCATTTTCATTATGATAATACTTATGTCCCTCTATCATATGGCTTGTATCATGTGTGTTTATTAAATCTTTTATAATCACACTATCTATTATCTTATTGTCATATATCAACTTCTGATTAAGCAACTCATTATATGTTATCAATTTATCACCTACTTTAAGAATTCTATTGCATTATCTTTACTTTCTGTATAAATCGCATACCTTAAAGCATCTAAAACGTCATCAAATTGTTTCACTGGTTCTCCTGTCTTTTCATTCCATACATACATAAAGATTTCTTCTTTAAATCTTTCTACTTCTTTTCTATATACAAAGAGTCTATTCTGTTTAAATAGCTTCGCCACAACCTCTATTCCACTTAATACAGCTTTATCTGCATTTTTAGCTCTTATACCTTCTTTTCTAAATCTTTGTATATGTTCTGGTCGTGCGGTATCGCAATAGAAAAGAATATTTCCATACTGTGTTTTAATTTTCTTAGCTTCATCTACCCAGAAGTCAATCTCTTCATGTTGTCTCGCTATTTCGTTTAAAAGATAAAAATTATTTTCATCATCTTCTCCTATGACTACAATAGATCCAAAGTGTTCATATCCCCAGTCAACTCCTGCAAAATAAGATTTAAAGTTGATATTTTCTATAGAATCTATATAGTGAACTTTTTGATTAAAGTCTTTATATACAACTCCCTCTGCTGCTACCCATCTTCCGTATATATCCCTATCTGTAAACATTCCACTTGGAGTAGATGCTACTATACTTTCTACATACTCAAGATCCAATTTATCATTATCAAATAAGGTAAAATGAAAAGCTTTTATATTTAATTGTCCATTTTTCAACTTCTGACCTGTTTTATCTATATAATCCTTTTTAACTGTGTGAGCTGGGTTCTCCGGGTTAGTATCCATAAATACTCTTGCACCTTCATAAGAACATCTAGAAATAACCTCTTTTATAAAAGTGTCATGTAGTGCTGTTGCTTCATTAAGTAAAGCTCCTGCGGCAGTAAACCCTCTGGCCTTTTTCCAACTATCAGCATTAGCACCATCAAAACAATACACTTTATTGCCAAATATCTCAACTGCATTAGATTTGTCTAGCCTTAATTCTTTTCCTAATATCTTTTCAAGATCATCAAGTATATTTCTTCTTATACTAGACTGTATCGCTCCACCGATTATAAAAGATAGTCCCATATTTTTATATCTAGCTATATGAGTTAAAAATATAAGATTTAGTACAAATGTCTTTCCTGCTCTTTTAGCTCCACTACATATAAGTATCTTAGGATTCTCATGTCTATAGCAATTAAATACTTCTTTTTGCTTAGTCGTTAAAGTCATCTACTAACCCCCTTAACATGTCAGCTACTTCATTTTCTTTCTCATTTGAGCTCTGAGCTTTAGCTTTTTCTAACTGTAGTTTTTCCTGTGCTATCTTAACCTTTTCTTCTTCAATTTGTCGTTTAAACTTATCTGGGAATAGATCAAAATACAATTCTAGTTTTTCTAAAGCTTTCATTTTATCTAGTAACTTGACTTTCACTCCATCCTTGCCTTGTGACACTTCACCTAATACAGTTCCATCTAACTCACTACTCTCTTTTAAATCTACATAGTTTATTATCTTAGTTATAGGTCTTCCTTCTTTATCTTCTAAAGGTCCAAAAGCTCCCATTGCTTGTACTTCCTTTTGACCGAATGTCACATAATCCGTTATGTCTGCAAAGGCTATTTTAATGTACTTATTAAGAATATCCATGGCATCTATAAATATATCTTGGTGCATAGTGCCTTTAAGCCTTCTTATTTCTTTCGCTATGTTAGGTTTTCTTAGGTTTTCATAACCTATTACATGAGCTGTATCTTTGGAATACCCTGCTTTAATGGCTGATTGAGTAGCATTGAATGTTTTAACATAATAAAGACAGAATAACCTTTGTTTTTCGGTCAGCTCTGTCTCTTCTATCTCTGCAACTTTTTCAATTGTTTCTTTCTTGGGTGCAACTTCTTTTTGTGTGTGCACCCTTTTAGATTTTGTATGCACACCTTTTCTATTCCAATTATATCTTTGCTTCCATGACTTAACTGTATTAATAGATACATTGTACTTCTCTGCTATGTCCTTATACTTCATTCCTAGCATATAGTCTTTTTCTGCTAGTTCATAATCTGGACCTCTTATTTCTTTCATACCACCACCTCGTCGCTAATTGCTATTTGTGTTGTTTTGTAGTTGTTAGCCTTTCTTACATACCTTCCACTTATAATAAAGCATCTGTATCAATTCACCTAGTATAATCTCATCGGTAACCTCTTGGAAATCCTCATCGAGAACCCCATAAAAAACCCTCATTATTTCATTTTCATTATGGTATATTTCCACCCATTCAGCACTACAGACATCTAATAATTCTAATCTTTCCTCTAGATTCATATTTTTAACTACAGTTAAGATGTCATGTAATTGATTTCTTATATATCTTTCTATCAATTCATCTTTATGTATTTCTAATTCCTTATTATTGCTTAAGTGCTTTCTCTTATATCTTTTTAGATTGTTTACGTCCAAGGATTTCACCTCCTGTTTTATTGCATTAAAAAAGAGCCTATTAATCTGGCTCTTAGGTTTTACTCTAAAGCTTTTCTTATATCTTCAGGTAAAAATTCTTTCAACTTATCTATTTCATTAAATCGAATTAGCTCTAGGTATTGAACAAGAGAGTAATACTCTGTAAAGATTTGTTTCATGTGTTCTGCATTATCAACCCCAAAGCGTTTAAAGTGAAATTGCGTTAACTCCATTGCTACATCAAGCTCGTTTCTTTGAATAGGTGTTGGTTTAACGCTAACATCATTTGCCATAACTCTCACCTCCCTCCTACATTCCATATTTCTACATAAAAGGAGAATTTCCTCTATTCCTATAGTATAAAATGCTTAATGATTGCTACCAATATTATAATAGGTATGGCTGTTATAGATACACAACTTCCCAACAATGTAATCATCATTATCTTCTGAAATAAATTTGTCTCTTTTAGAATATCTTTAAGTTCTAGTTTCTTCTCTTCCATTTATCTCACCTACCTTTGTCTAAAAGCCCCTCTAACTTTCTTATAAGTATTCCTATACACTCCCATTAACTCTTTCCATTCTCTTTCACTCAATTTCTCTTCATGAGAGGTCTGTTTCCTCTCTGTATCCTTCTTGTCTGTCAAAACCTCTCACCTCTTTTATAAATAATAAAAAGCCATCTAGTACATAAACTAGATAGCTTTCTTAATAATCGCCCGCGAAACACGAGCCCCACGAGGTGCTTATGACCTCTAATAGTAAAAATGTTAGGGGTATTGGATTTCAATAGTCCATATTACTATTATAATATATATTTCATCATTGTGTGTCCCATGTTTGTCCCAGATTTGTCCCACTCTATAGTATCTCTGCCAAACTGGTTAATATTTCCTTTTTCCTCCTAGAAATAGTGCTTCTGGTCATATGTAATTCATGCTCTATCTGTCTATAAGTTTTCTTATCTTTATAAAGTAACTCTAATAACTTTCTTTCCTCTTGGTCTAGGCCTCTTAATATAACTTCTAAATTCATAAGTTGTTCTTCTTTACGTTTTATTCTGTATTCTAAGGTGATCTTATATCTTATAGCTCTTTCTAATTCTCTTATAAGCATATCTATATTTCTTTCTAATTCTCTTTCTATTGCTGATATCACAGTGCTACCTTGTACCCTATCTACTGAATAATCTATAGAAGATATCGTGGTATCTAAACTTATATTACATTCTTTTATATCTCTTCTGATCTGTTCTATTCTTTCTTTTTGAACTTCTAGTTTTTGTAATGATGTATTCAATCTTTTTTTATTTCTATAATATCCTCTTATCATTCTTTCAGTTCTCTCCATGTATAAAATTCCTCCCTATAACCCTAATTTCTTAACTGCTATTTCATCAAGCTTGATTGGATGCACCTTGTATTTATCGTAAAATTCTTTCTCTCCTATATTGTGTGATTCTGTGTGATGTACCCTACATAAAGACATAGCCCTCAATCCTACATGGTTTATCTTATTTCTATTTCTCCCCATTCCCACTTTATCTACGTGATGTATGTCTGCTTTCTTTCCACAACACATACACCTTCTATTTATAAGACAACTATACAAATATCTATTAATATCATCTGTTCGATTAATTCCTAAATCACTCAATGGTATATCATTCTCAAGAGCAAAATCTAAAATAATATTTATCATTTCCCTAGCTTCTGTAACTGAACAATCTGACATAGATATATACTCTTGTCTATTCCTATAGCAATATATAAACTTAAAATAATCGTGCATATCTTCCAGGACATTACCTGTATAATCTGCTATATCCTTAAGGGTCGCAAAATACTTCTTTCTCTGTTCGTTTGTAATTCTTCTATTATCATCTAGTCTTATCTCTGCAAACGCCTTATTTCCCTGTTTAAATCGTTCTATGGTGTCTTTTACATATTCTTTAGGTATAAACACCTTTAAATATGTACCTTCTTCAACTTCTTTAATTGCTTTAACTTCCGTTAAGTAATTCATCTTATCACCCCAGAATATAAAAAGCCCAAGGTTTTAGTTAACCCTGGGCTTCTTGAGCCTCTATTCTATATCTATATTTGTGTTTACATTTAGGGCATAGTATCTCTATTTCAAATCTTTCCTTATAATCTGTTGTTCCTAATAGCTTGTTGCACCATTTACACCTTATTTCTGTCATTCCCTAGCCCCCTACATCGCTATCTGTCTATTAATATTATCTAATTCTAGATTAAGCTCCATTGATAAGTTATATCCTCTTATTAACCTTTGTGCTTCCTCAAATCTATTCTTAGGTGTCCATTCATAGCCAGGTATATCAAAGTACCTGTTAAACTGTCTAGATAGGTCTGCATATACTTTCGATCTAAAACTACTATCTTTATAAGCTTCGCTTTTCTTTCCACCAAGTAACTCTATAACTCTTTTATTTCTAAGATTCATCAATTGTTTTCTCTGAAACGGACTTATCTCTAAACTATCTAGTTTATACTCAATTGTTCCGACTCTGTTTTTAAGTAGCTTTTGTTCTTTTAATTGCTGTATAAACATATCCTCTATACTCAAATTAGGTACTTGTATCTGTTCTTTCACTTTGAAATAAGTTTCTTCTAAATTATCAAATTGCTCCCAAGCTTTGTCTGTATCTAATATTTTACAATGTCTATTTGCTCCTCTTTCTGTCCATAGTAGTAATTCGCTAACAAATTTAAGGTTAGTATCTTTAAGATACTTGGCTTTAAATTCTTTTAATTCTTCTCCTATAAGCCTATAGTAGTGCTTTCCTTCTTCAAATCTTTCTTGATTTCTTGAAAATCCTTGTCTTATCCTAACTTCCTCAACTCCATACACTTGAGCTAACTGCTCAGTTGTTAAAACTCTTTCTCCCTTATTTTCTATTACCTTTAAGTTATACATCCTTATTTCCTCCCCTTATAGTTCTTTTTCCAAGCTGTTGTTTATATATTCTTCTATTCTTTTAATTCTCTTATCTCCAAATCCGTACAATTCCCTAAGTGCTTTTTGTACTATGTTTAACCCTTCTTTTACTCCATCTCTATAAGCGTGTTGCTTTCCTACCTCTATACCTTTACAAGCTATATCATTAACAAATCCTTCTACTTGAGAAAGGGACATTTTATTTATCCCTTTCTTTATGTAGACAGCTTTC